GGAGCCGCTTGGTTAGAGGCAAGGTCATCTAGAAATAGGATGGCCACTCAATCTGCATTAATAAGTGGAGCTTTCCCACTTCTATTTGGGCAGGGACCAGTTACAGCTGCTGCTGGTGCATTAGGTGGTGGTTTAGGTGCAAAGTTTGGCGGTCAGATGGGAGGATTTGCAGGAGGTTTAGCTGCTACCGCTGCTGTATCGTCTATTCAGGAGATGATAGCTGGCATATCTGATCTAGGGAAAGCTTTAGACCCTGTTAATGGGGATCTAGATGCTTTGATTTCCTCTATGGGTAAATCCAATACGGCTAGAGGGGCAGAGTTGAAGAGGATTGAAGCTCTATCTGGTAAACAGGCTGCATTAGAAGCAGCCACCAAAGATATGGCTAAGGTTATAGGTGATGATGGTGTACGTGCTCTTAGAAAATTCTCTGAGGTTGGAGTTGATTTTACTAATAGTTTGCAGCGTTTATGGCTGAAGCTACAGGCTACCTTAGCGAAGGGAGTTGAGAAATTTACTACCTTCACAGGTGCGGATATAAAAAGTGAGTTTGATGCATTTGCAATGGATAATCCTGGGGATTCGAGAATCATAGCTATGAAAAATAATATGCAAAGAATCGAAAATATTACTCAGAATAAGTACTCGGATGAGTTCAAGGAATTTAGGACAAATAAGATGGGAGGTAATATGGGGGCGTTATTTGGTGAGGTTAATAAAGAAGGTATTGCGGAGGTCAATAGGCTACTTAAGGATCAAGGTAGGATTATGGCAGAGATACTTACTTTGCGAGCACAAGAAAAAGCTGAATCTCATTATAAGGATGCTAAATTAGATCTAGAGAAACATTTGAAGAGCTTAGATGATGAACACATTTTAGAGAAGAGAATACTGGAACTAAGAAGGGATGGACTTAATCCTGCTACAGCTAAGCAGATAGCATTGATAGAGAAGAAAGCGAGGGAGACTGATAAAGATGTGCAGGCAACCATAAACCAACTGAATACGGAAATAGCCAGTTTAGAAGTCAAAAAGGAATTGAAGCCTGTCGAAGAGGCAAGGCTGTTGTTACTGCAAGAGCAGGTAAAAACATTGAGGGAGATGATGGCCTTAGAAGAAGGGACTTTAAACGCAGTAAGTGCCAGAATAGAAGAAAGGGCAAGAGAAAAAGAAATGCTTGATTTAAACCTTCAAATTACAGAGCAGATAAGAGACACCATAAAGGAAGGCATAGTTGATGGTATTTATAGTGCTATAGAGGGTTCTAAAACTTTAGGAGAGGTACTGTCTCAAGTATTAGATAATTTAGCCAAACAGATACTTCAATCTGGAGTCAATAAGTTATTCGCTAGCTGGGGCGGAGGTGGAGGTGGGGGTAAAGATAAAGGTACTAATTTAGTAGATATTTATAGTATGGGACAGGGCTTAAACATACCTTTTATGGCAGCGGGTGGTTCTGTAACTGGTGGTTCTCCTTACGTTGTAGGAGAGAAAGGTCCAGAATTGTTTGTTCCCGGCAGTAGCGGTAGTATTGTTCCTAATAGTGAAATAGGTGGTTCTATGGTTATTAATGTGGATGCATCTGGTTCCTCTGTTGAGGGGGACGCTAATAAGAGTAGGGAGCTAGGGCAGTTGATAGGTGCTGCTGTTCAAGCTGAAATAGGTAGACAGCAAAGACCTGGAGGTATGCTTTATTAATCATGGCAACATTTCCCGCTATTAATCCAAAGTACGGAGCAGTAAAGAAGAGTGGTCCCACTGTTAAGCAAGTACAGTTCGGTGATGGTTACGCTCAAGTTATTAGATATGGGTTGAATCAAAATCCAAAGCAATGGACCCTTAGATGGGAAGTTTCTGAAACTGATGCAGATACTATAGAAACATTCTTAGATGCAAGAGCCGCTGATGGTGCGACATTCGATTGGTCTCCACCGGAGGATTCAAGTACATATAAGTGGCGTTGTTTTAGTTGGACTAAATCAATTCCTTATCTAAATCGTGCCTCTATTCAGGCAACTTTTACTCAATATTTTGAACCATAATGGCAGTAGCAGCATGGGCGGCTAGCACCGCATATAGCGTTGGTGATATAAGAAGACCTTCTCTTGTCCCTGTAGATGGTCTGTTTTTTAAATGCACAACAGCAGGTACAAGTGGTTCGGCTGAACCTGTCTGGGTAAAGAGTATTGGTAATACGACAACAGATAATACTGTTGTTTGGACTGCAATTAGTAGTGTATATGAAGATGTTTCGACATTAGCTCCAGATGCAATAATTGAGTTGTTTGAGATGCATTTAGTCTCTGCACTTCATGGGAGTAATGATGTTTATAGGTGGCATAATGGTTGCAATGCAAATGTGTCTGGAAACATAACATTTGCGTCCCAGAGTTACACAAGACAGCCTATAGAGGCTACCGGGTTTAGTTATTCTTCTTCTGGAACCTTACCCCGCCCGACCTTAACTATTAGTAATGCTACGGGCGTAATGACAACATTACTCTTACTAGTAAACGCAACAACTACGGGTAATGATTTAGGGGGTGCAGAGGTGAGACGAGTAAGAACGCTTAAGAAGTATCTTGATGGGGAGTCTGGAGCTGACCCTAACGCAAGGTTCCCTACTGAGATTTGGGAGGTAGATAGGAAATCCATTGAGAATAGAGAGGTAGTCTCTTTTGAACTTGCTATGAAACAGGATTCCCCCAATAAGAAGGTTCCGCAAAGACAATTAATAGGAAATATTTGTCAGTGGGGCTATAGATCTTCTGAATGTTCCTATACAGGTAGTAATTATTGGAAGGCAGATGATACTGTTGCTTCTACTCTTGCTCAAGATGTATGTGGGAAGAGATTAAGTTCTTGTAAATTACGTTTTGGAGCTAATGGTAATTTGCCTTATGGTTCCTTCCCTACAGCAGGTAGGACTCAATGAAATTATCTGAAGAAATTCAGTCAGAGGCTTTGGGGCATGCTAAAAAGGATTTTCCAAGGGAAAGTGTTGGGTTAGTTCATATTGTTAAAGGTAGGGAGCGTTATTTCCCCTGTAAAAATATTGCTGATGAACGTGATTTACATTTTGTATTAGATCCAGATGATTATATAAAAGCAGAAGATCAAGGAGAAATAACTGCTGTTATTCATAGTCATCCAATTACAAATCATGCTCCTAGTCCGGCTGATTTAGTCGCTTGTGAGAAATCTGGATTACCTTGGCACATTGTTAATCCTCAGACAGAATTTTGGGGTTATTGTGAACCTTCAGGGTATGAATTGCCTTACGTAGGAAGACCTTTTTATTACGGTGTAATTGATTGCTATAGCTTGATTAGAGACTTTTATAAACGTGAGTTTAATATTGAACTGACTGATTATGATCGTAAGGATCGTTGGTGGGAACGTGGAGAAAGTATGTATTTAGATCATTTTAAAGACGAAGGATTTATAGAAGTACCTATGGAAGATATCGAATATGGTTCTGTCGTTTTAATGCATTTAGAGGCAACTGTTCCTAATCATGGAGGAATTTATATAGACGGCAATATGATTTTGCATCATGTTCAAGATAGACTAAGTTCACGAGATCTTTATGGTGGTTTCTACCAAAAGAATACTGCCAAAGTATTGAAACATGAAAGTAGTTAAGGTCTATGGAGAATTACAGAAGCGGCTAGGTCGAAGCCGTTTTGAATTAGATGTTGCTACACCTGCCGAAGCAATACGAGCATTATGTGCGAACTTTCCCGGTTTACAAAGGTGGATTATTGATAGTGAGCATGATGGTGTTGCCTATAAAGTTAAAGTGGGTAAAGAGCATATTGAGGAAAATAATATTGAGACACTTCATTACCCTTGGAGCGAAAGAGAAGTTTTTAGTATTACTCCTGTTTTGATGGGGGCTGGTAAGGGTGGATGGAGCAAAGTTCTTATTGGAGGTTTATTGATAGGGGCAGCATTTCTTACAGGAGGAGGTTCATTAGCATTTACAGGGGGAGCAATAGGTCTAAAGGCAGGTGCAGTGGCTACTACTAAATTAGGTATAGCAATGTTTGCTGGAAATCTAGGTATATCAATGGGACTTATGGGGATAAGTGAATTGCTATCACCTACTCCTCCTGTACCAGAGGAGGCGGAGACTTTAGAGAATTATGCATTTAGCGGGGTTGCAAACGTAGCTCGTGTTGGTACGCCTGTCCCAATCGCCTATGGAAGGCTATTTGTCGGAAGTTCGGTAATATCAAGTGGTCTTGATGTTGATCAGGTAGTCTAATGCCTTACATTCGAGGAGCTGGTGGCGGGGGCAAAGGTGGTGGCGGTGGATCACCTACAGAAGCTGATGATTCTCTTCAGTCAATTCAGTATGCAACAGTATTAGATTTACTTTCAGAAGGAGAGATTCAAGGATTAGATGATGGGTATAAATCTGTATACTTAGGAGGGACACCCGTTAAAGATGCGAGTGGAGCTAATAACTTTGAAGGTTATACAATAGAGACTAGAAATGGATTGCAAACACAAGCTCATATCGCAGCATTAGATGGTTCTGAATCAGAAAACAGTGTTAATGTCCAAGTTGAAAATGGGAGTCCTATTGTTAGGCAGATTACAAATGCTAATACTGATCGAGTAAGGGTAACTATCAGAATACCATCTTTAAGAAGAGTAGAAGATGACGGGGATTTAGTAGGTAATAGCGTACAAATAAAGATAGAAACTCAGTACAACGGAGGTGGCTATAGCACAGTAAAGACGGACAATATTGTAGGTAAGTCTAGTAACCTTTATATGAGAGATTATGTCTTCTCTTTATCAGGTGCTTTCCCTGTAGATGTAAGAGTTACTAGAGTTAGTGCTGATGATGCAGATAGCAAATCAGAAAGTCAAACATTTTGGTCTAGTTATACAGAAATTATTGATGAGAAATTAACATATCCAAATAGTGCGTTAGCATATCTTCGCTTTGATTCCAGACAATTTAACAATATTCCAGATCGTAAATATAAGATTAGAGGTATAAAAGTTAAGCTTCCAAGCAATGCAACTGTAGATACAACTACACATATAGGGCGTGTAACTTATAGCGGTATTTGGAATGGAACATTTGGAGCTGCAACTTGGTGTAATGACCCTGCGTGGTGTCTCTATGATTTGCTTATTTCCACTAGGTACGGCTGTTCTATTCCTGAGTCTTCCCTAGACAAGTGGGATTTCTATAGTATTTCTCAATACTGTAATGAATTAGTTGATGATAGAAAAGGTGGTCAGGAACCAAGATTTGCTTGTAATATTTTAATTAATCAGAGGAAGGATATTTATACCGTTATAAAAGAAATGACCTCTTTATTTAGAGGTATGAGTTATTATGGTGCTGGTAATACTATAGTTTTACAAGATAAACCCCAAGATAGTCAGTATTTATTAGGCCCAAGTAATGTTATTGATGGAGAATTTGAGTATTCCGGTGTATCGCAAAAAGCAAGGCATACTTCAGTGAAAGTTGCATACCAGACTTACGAAGGATTGGGTGAAACAATGTTTGAGTATGTAGAGGATGCTGATGCAATAGCTAAGTTTGGCATTATTAGCAAGGATGTAAAAGCCCTGGGGTGCTATTCACAAGGGCAAGCTCATAGGATGGGTTTATGGTTATTGAAATCCGAGCAACTTCTTACTCAAACTTGCAGTTTTGCTGTTGGTGTAGATAGTGGAATTGTACTACGCCCTGGGATGGTAATTGACATTGCCGACCCAGTTAGAGCAGGAACAAGAAGATCAGGACGCATTGCAGCAGGGTCAACTACAACTGTAATAAATATAGATAGTGGTGATGATTTCTCTGTTGACTTAACTAAAAGCCCAACTTTATCTGTTATTCAGCCCACAGGAGTTGTCGAGACTAAAACTATTTCCAATTACGCTCCAAATGCCTCACCTCCTACTATCACTGTAAGTGCTGCTTTTACTGAAGCTCCTAATGACGAGTCTGTTTATTTAATCCAGACTACTGATATCCAATCTCAACAATACAGAGTTGTAAGTGTAGGGGAGACTGATGGTGGACTAGCATCAGTAGTAGCCTTAGAGTATAACGATTCTATTTATTCTTCTGTTGACTCAGGTACAGATATTGTTCTTAGAGATATTAGTAATTTAAGTGCGATACCTGATCCTGTTACTGATATTGAAGGTGAAGAATTTCTCTATTCAGATGGGCAAGGTGTGTTTGTCGGTTGTGATTTAAGTTGGCAACATAACAGAAAGAGAGTTACAGAATTTAGAGTTACTTATCGAGTAGATAATGATAACTGGGCAACGTTAACAACTGCTTCTCCTTCTATAAGTCTTAGACAAGGTGGTAACTTTGGTGCGTTAAGAGCAGGTACATTATCTGTTCAGATTCAGGCAGTTAACTATTTAAATAAAGGAAGTACTATTGCGACTTTTACAAAAGCATTAGCAGGTAAAACAGCGGCTCCTGGGGATGTTACTAATTTAACGATGATCCCTACTAACGGGTTGGCTCGTCTGCAATGGACTCAATCTGCTGATCTTGACGTAATCGTCGGTGGATTAGTCAGGCTCAGACATTCCCCTGATCTGACGAATGTTACTTGGGCAACTGCATCTAGTATTCATAGTGATTTAACTGGTACGGCTAAGGAAGCCTATGCGGATTTAAAAGGTGGAACTTATTTAGCTCGATTTGTTGATTCAGGTGGAAGGCTTAGTGTTAATACAGCATCAGTTGAATTTACAAAGCCTGATTTAGACAATTTAGTTAATATTAATACTCAAACAGAAGATACTACTTTTCCTGGAACAAAAACAGATTTAGTCGTTGATAGTGGAGAATTGATGAACGCAACTGACGGATCTAATTATAAAACAACAGGTACTTATTTATTTCAAAATAACCCTATAGATTTAGGTGCTGTCTTTAATGTTCAATTAGAAAGTACTTTAAAAGTTAGGAGTTTCTACCCTGGTAACAGTTTCTTGGATTCTTTAGGTACAAATTATGATGCAACGGCAGCAGCAGGAACAACTGGTTTTGACGCAATCACAAGTGTTGATGGAACGACTCCTCCCAATGCAAATGCTAGTTTATATATAAGAACAACACAGGATAACCCTAGTAGTTCTCCTACGTGGACAACTTGGCGACCATATAATAATGCACAGTTCCAAGCGAGAGGATATGAATTAAAAGCGGAAGTAAGTACAGATGGAGAAAATGATGCTCGTATTTCAATTCAACAGTTACGGGTTGCATCTCACATGCCTACAAGAACAATAAATGGTACTGGGACTTCTTCTGCTAGTGGAGATGTAACAGTTACTTTCCCTAAAAGATTTAATGCCACTCCTGCAATTGGAATCAGTATGAGTACATCAGATTCAGGTGATTATTATACGATTGCAAGTAGTTCTGCTACCGCTTTTACCGTTTCCATCTACAATAGTGGAGACAGTCGTCAGGCACGTTCATTCCACTGGACGGCCACTGGATACGGACAAGGAATCTAATGGCCCAATCAGACCAAATAATTCAGAATGATACAGGGGCCAACGTGAGGGCCGACATAAATAATAATCTTGCTGCGCTTTATAGTTTAAGTTCTGGATCTTCTGAGCCTTCTACAACTACAGCTCATCAACTTTGGTTAGATACAAGTACAAATCCAGACACATTAAAGATTAGAAATGCTAGTGATAATGGATGGATATTAATTGGAGATGTTTCAACAAACTTAGGGATGGCTCTCCTTACAGGAGCTACATTTTCAGGGAATGTTTTAATTGCTGCTGGTGCTGTAGGTTCTGCTGGACTTGGATTTAGTGGAGATACTGATACAGGTTTATATAAAGTTGCTGCTAATGATTTAGGTATTACAGCAGGTGGTTCGTTAATAGCTCACTTAAACAGTTCAGGTTTAGAAATAGAAGATGGTAAACAATTAAGGCTAAGAGACTCAGGTGGTTCAAACATTGTTTCTTTGGTTGCACCTGCCTTAACAAGTGATGTCGCTCTAACCCTTCCTAACTCTGATGGGAATAATGGAGATTTCTTACAGTCAAATGGTTCGGGTGTGCTTTCTTGGGCAGCAGTAGCTGGTGTACCTACAGGGTCTGTTTATGCAATGGCAACAACAACTATCCCTGCTGGGTATTTGGAATGTAATGGAGCTTCTATTAGTAGGTCTACTTACTCCTCTTTGTTTTCAGTAATTGGAACAACGTGGGGTTCAGCTGATGGTTCGACTTTTAATGTTCCAGACCTTCGTGGTGAATTTATAAGAGGTTTTGACAATGGTAAAGGAACTGATTCAGGGAGATCGTTTGCGAGTCATCAGACATCACAGAACTTAGATCACGGGCATAGTGTTAGTGCATCATCATCTGTTAATGATCCTGGGCATAGACACAGTATTTATGGTGGAGGGAATGATGATGACGGTGGGCCTCATTCCACAGGTAGCCATGACAGCGGTACGATGAATAATATGTCCGACAGTACAACGGGCATAAATGTTTCGACTTCAATCAGTCAAGCTGACAGTGGTGTATCAGAAGCTAATGGTGGAGCTAGACCAAGGAACTGGAGTATGATGTACGTAATTAAGACTTAGCGATGGCAATTGCACCTGGGACTTATAACATGACGATCCAAAGAGGATCAGATCATAGTATTGATATGAGTCTTAAAGACTCAACAAGTTCTGCTGTTAATTTAACAGGATACACATTAGCTTCTCAAGTCTGGGACGCTGAGAGAAGTCTTAAGGCGGCAGATGCAACTGTTACGGTAACTAATGCTAGTGGAGGGGCTTTTTCTTGGAAAGTAACTGATACTCAAACAGTATTATTAACCTCTGATGAGTATAAATATGACATCCTTTTAACTAATCCTTCAGGTGATAAAGAATATTGGGTTGAAGGTACAATTTATATGAGTCAAGGATATACCAGATGACTTCAGTAAATGTCACTAAGACAACTAATACTGTTGAGGTAACAGATGCAAATACAACAACAACTGTTGAAGTTCCTGTTACCTCTGTTGTTACTGCCACAACAGCAGGACCACAGGGGGCTAACGCCTCCATTATAAATACAACTAATGCTGTGAATAAATCTATCGTTTATTATGACAGTACATCGTCTTCTCTAAAGGCTGACGCAACCTGGACCACCTCAACCCTCGTAGACGGAGGCAACTTCTAAAACATGGCTAACACTGTAAGAATCAAGCGGAGTACAGGGAGTTCAGCCCCTACCAGCCTTGAAAATGCTGAATTAGCATTTGCTGAATCAACTGAAGTTCTTTACTACGGTAAAGGTACTGGTGGTGCAGGTGGTTCTGCTACAACCATTAATGCTATTGGTGGTAAGGGTAAATTCTGGGATAAAGATACAACTTACACTGCTAATTATGTTCTTGCTGGCCCAGGTTCAGGTTCAGATGCAGCATTAGCAGTTAGAGCTTTAGTTGCTGCTGATATCCCATCAATAGCTCATACAAAAATATCTGATTTTGATACAGGTGTTCAGGTAAATAGATTAGATCAGATGGCAGCTCCTACCGCTGCTGTCTCTTTAAACAGTCAAAAGATTACAAGTTTGGCTGCGCCTAGTAACGATAATGATGCAGCAACAAAAGCCTATGTCGATTCAACTGCTGAAGGTTTAGATGTTAAAGACAGTTGTGTTGTTATAGCAACCAGTAATATTACACTTTCCAATACTCAAACTATAGATGGTGTCTCATTAGCTGCTGGGAATAGAGTTCTTGTTTCTGCTCAAAGTACAGCAACACAAAACGGTATCTATAAGGTTGTTGATGGTGGAAGTTGGACAAGAGAAGATGATATGGCAACAGGTGCAGATGCTGCTGGTGCGTTCACCTTTATTGAACAGGGAACAACTAACGCAGATACTGGTTGGGTTTGTTCTTCTAATAAAGGAAGTGCAGTTGTTGGTACAAACAACCTTGCCTTTACTCAGTTTTCAGGATCAGCAACCTTCCTTCCTGGAGATGGTTTAGATAAGAGTGGTAATACTTTCTCTGTTGATTTAAAGGCTAACGGTGGTCTTGTTATTGAATCAACTGAGGTTGCTGTTGATTTAAGCGCAAGTTCTATTACTGGAACACTGGCTGTAGGTGATGGTGGTACTGGTGCGACTACTGCAAGTGCAGCTCGTACAGCGTTAGGGCTTGTAATAGGAACTAATGTTCAAGCCTACGACGCACAATTAGCTGATGTAGCGGGACTTACTCCTTCTGATAGTGGTTTTATTGTTGGCGATGGTTCCAATTTTGTCATTGAATCTGGGGCAACTGCGAGAACATCTTTAGGTGCTCAGACCTTAGCGACAGATTTAACAAATTTATCTTCTTGTCAATCAGGAGGATCTGCTGCGTTAGCTGCTTTAACTTCGACAGAAATCGGGATTTTAGATGGCGCAACTGTCACGACTGCGGAGCTGAATATAATTGATGGCGGTACTTCTGCTACTTCAACAACACTTGCAGCTACAGATCGTTTGGTCACAAATGATAACGGTACGATGGTACAAGTAGCTCTGTCAGATCTGGTTACGTTCCTTGAGAATGGATCTGTTTCTGGTTTTGATATAGACGGAGGAACCTACTAAAAACAATTACTAGGAGGTAGGTTCTATGGCTAACACAATTAAACTAAAAAGAGGTTCAGGTAGTGATCCAGGTGCAAGTGATCTTGCAGTTGGTGAAATAGCTATAAGGACTGATGAAGGTAAGATCTTTACCAAGAAAGATGATGGCTCAGTTGCAGAAATTAGTGGTTCAGGAGGTGGAGGTACAGATTTCAAATATTTGGCACTTAGAAATGCAAACAATAATGGAGCTGCTTCTTATCCTGCTTCTGATTTCACTCTAGTAACAAGTGGAACAACTACTGCATATACACCAACAGCAGCTAATGCTTTACTTGTCAGTTATGGAGGTGTAATTCAACAGCCCAATACAGGCACATCGACTCCTACAACAGGCTTTGCCCTTTCAGGCTCAACAATAAAGTTTGGTTCAAATATTGCAGCAGCCCCTGATTTTATTATTTATCAAAAAGGTGCAGGGATAGGTACTCCTAGTGATGACACTGTTGATCTTGCACAGTTAGCTCATGCAACTCAAGGTGATGTTCTCTATTGGGGTGCATCAGGCGCACCAGCAAGACTAGCTGCTGATAAT